GTACACACCATAAAAGTCCAAATACTTGTAGTCCCATTCCATGTGATAGGTAGTAAAGTTATCCTCTATTTCTAAACCTACTGACTTGTTGCTTGAGTCAAGTAACTCTATCTTCATGGTAAAAGTAATGTTGGCTTGACAAGAGAAATCAACGTCAAACTCGTTGTAAACCGATTCGTTAGTTTCGTTCCAATAAGAGACCGCGTCATAAATATAGGCGTAGCAATCTTCGGTTATTTCCTCCTCTTCTTCTGCGTACTCACAAGAGCCGTCTTCGTGTGTAGCACTTTCGTTGTAGTTAGTAGCCGCAGAGTCGGTGCAACCATATACTGCATTTTCTTCCTCGCTTTGGTCATACTCAAAGTCTATGACCTCCATAGCAAACAAGAATATACTACCGTTCTCTACTGTAATTGTAATTCTGTGCGTACCTTCGTCAATACTGGGAAACTCAAACAAAGCCGAAGCCGCATTACGGAAAGGTGCGCTTTCCTCTGACTGTGTTTGTCCCGACATGGTAGCGTTAAACCAAACGGTGTGTATGGTGTTGCACCATGCGTCATCAAGAATATCTACAGTAATATACAAGTCTCCATCAACAATATAGTGGTCACTTGTTATTAACCAACTTTCTTCACATGGGGCATATGGGTTCTTGTCGGGGTTATCTTCGACCCAATCAACAAGGCTGTCTACTGCAAAGGAAATAAACCCTACCTCGTTTAGACCTGCAAGTAGCATAGCGATAACTGAACCAATTGTTATCATCAATGCTCGTAATTCTTGAAACCGAGCATTTAATTCTTGTATGATATTTTGTTCCTCGTCACCACTCACTAATATCAGAAGTGTTATTCTGATACATCAATATTTGCTTACTTTGAATCAGACGCGCCAGGTTGAGAGTTTTCGCGTGGTAACTCAGATTCTATCTTTATGGGCTTACCATCTCTACTATTGCCACCACTTGCCGTAGGTAGATTTAGCATTTCTAATGCTTGATTAAGTGTCAATATACCACTTTGGTAACCCATAGTCGCTCTTTGCATTACATTTAAAGGCGTTTCAGTATCCATTTTATCAAACTCTACAACAGGCAAGTCTTGTAGCCTATGCTCGACTCCCATAAGAGTAAGGTGCATGGAAAATAACTTCATGCAAGCCTCACGTAGAATTCTATGCATTCTACTAATTGCTTGGACGGCCCACATATTAGCATTAAAGGTTGCCGCAAATGTAGAACCCTTTTCTTGACCAGCAGCAACTCTCGGTACTTGTAGTACAGCCGCTATATCTGCGTTTACGCTATCCAAAAACTCGCTACTATTAGGAAGTGAGTTTTCAAGGTCAATATGATGCAACTCTACATAGTGTGGTAGTACAGGAATTTGGTCGCCACGTAGACCCTCAAACAACTTGATAACTTCATCCATAATATGGGTAAGTCTTTCGTTTTGCTCGGCGGGGTCTTGGATATGAGCAATTGCCTCTTGACTTATTGTGATGTATTGCTTTGTCATAGCATCCTCTAAGGAAAGTCTGTTATTCATTGTATTATACTTCATGCGTATGGCTTGTTTCAGTGCGGTAAATCTTGATGCACCCCACACACCGTAAGTATGTCGGCCTAAGTTATCAACAAACCAATTGCTTCTAGCATCTATCTTTACGTGTAGTATTTCTGTTGCAGGGAATGACTTAGTTTGTAGTTTCTGCTCTCTAAGAACATAGATTGCCGCCTCGGTAATTGGCTCATCTTCTCCAGCGGCAAATATCGTGTTTAGTGCGCCCCTTTCGTCTACTATTGTCATTTGCTTTACAGGCAGACTTTGTAGTGCGGTAATTCCCATACCCTCGCGCCCTACTATCTTGTTGATGTCATTACCGTACACCATAAGCCCCCTCATGGCGTTTATCAAGAAGTCATCCATTTCTATTTTCTCTACCATCTCGCGTATGTGCGAGCGTATGGTTTCATTCTTGGCCTTTTTGTAATTTATTTCGTAGTTATTTGCCGTTAATGCTACTGCTCTTACTGCGCCATTCAACTCGGGGTCTAACTTTAGCATATTGTCGAATAAGTCAAACTCGTTATCGTATTTGCTATCCTTTTGTAATCTTTCGGTATCACGCATTAAGTCAGGAACCCCAGCAATTGCCGAAAAGGGCTTGTTAGTGCCTACCCTACTTACTTCTTGTGAAGCCTCTACTTTTGTTGGTGCAAAGAAATTATACCACTTACGCTCGGCCATTAATATTTTCACATAATCGGTGGTTTTTGAACCTTTCGCCCATTTATTTTACTTATTTTAGGTATTTTACAAAAATAAAAAAACGATGTACTACGGGCCATCAAGTATTTTATTTAATTTCTTCAATGGCATTTATTGATAACGACCCAAAAATATGCCTTTGAACAATAAAATTAATTCAGTAAACCGTTGTACTCCGAAGCATTTATTTTTTCTAAGCACATAGGGTATATCAAACGTATGACAACCTTTAATAGCATACGCGGGGTGGCTATCTTTGTGACCAAGATACAACACGACCAAGCGGCTGGTGGCCCTAAAAGAAACTTTTCGGGTAGAGTAAAATTTAAGGGCGGTCAAGAATTAATTACTAAGTACGCCAATGATAGAGACTTTGAAAGTGAGAGTGCCTTTGCTCGTTTCCTTAACGAAATAGAGCCTACAAGAAGTGTAGATGGTTGGAGAAATGCCATAGGTAGATGGAAGAAAGCCGGAGGTCAAATAACCTACACCGTTTGGAACGGTAGAAAAAAGACCAAAGAAGATAGAATTCAAGATGTCGCTAAGGTACCTAAAGAGTTTAGAGAAAAATACGCTATTAACCTACCAACTACATCACTAAAGTATTATGACAAAGAGGCAGATATGTATGTTACGTTTGTGCCAAGTGCAGACCGAATGGTTCACATAGAGGGCGAGCAACATCGAAAGATGAGAATTGATTACTCTGATACTGGCCCAAGACTTACTGTAGAGCAAATGTCAATAAAGTATGAATTACCTACACTATGGATGAGGGACTATATTAGGGCGCATGAGTGGAAGCACCCTATGTCTCCCCATACAGATGAAGAAATATTAGACAAAAGCGAAGATGAGTTGGTCTTTGACTATATCGAGGCAAAGAGAACGGCAGTACAAGAAAGAGCCAAAAGGTCGTATCAGGCCAGTAATTCAAAGAAGGCAATCAAGTGGGACAACTTTGAGGAAGAGATTTTAAACGATTTTAGAAAGCACTTAAGCGAAGACCATATTCCAGAAAAAAAGGAGAAGATTGACTTAGGTAAAGCAAGCCCATTTGCCGTAGTGATTTCCCCAACAGATTTACATTTTGGTGCAGGGGCTTGGGTAGACGAGACTGGAGAACATTATGATACCGAAGAGGCAAGAGGTAGACTCATAAATAGAACCCACAATCTAATTAATAGACTACCAGGTAATCCTGAAAAACTAATTATTGCTACTGGTAGTGATTGGTTTCACATAGATAACTACGAAGGCTCCACTACTAAAATGACACCACAAGATATGTCTGTAAGCCCCACACAAATATTCATGGATGGTTGTTTCTTAGCAAGAGAGCATATAGAAATGCTTAGAGGTGTGGCACCAATAGAAGTTATCTTTGGTAGAGGCAATCACGATAGACAGATGAGTTTGGCTCTTATGCTTTATCTTCACGCAGTTTACGAAAACGTAGAAGACGTAGAAGTTACGCTAAACCCCATGCTTAGGCAATACATCGTATGGGGTAACAATATAATTGGCTTTACGCACGGTGACGGTGTAAGTGGGTTAGATTTACCTGCTTTGATGGCAGATGAAATGTGGGAGGAGTGGGGTAACTGCAAGCACAAAGTCTGGTTTCATGGTCACCTTCATCATCAAAAAACGTTAGAGAAGGGAGGGGCTATGGTAATCCAACTACCAAGTCTGGCTGGTAACGATAGGTGGCATTATAGAAAGGGTCATGTTTTATCTCGACCTGGCCTAATGGCCCATCTTATCGACAAGGAGTTAGGCTTGATTGGAAACCTATTCGCTCCTGTGGAGTAAATATGAGGGCTACTACTAATCTTGCTATGGAGCGTTCTCGCGCCGACGTTTCCTATTTTTACCGTTGGTTAGGATATACTTGGGGAGACCACATCGGCGAATGGATGAAGATGTATGGTGAAAGGGGCGATGCCTCGGTACACCGTGTTTGTGTGATTGCTCCAAGAGACCATAGTAAATCTACTACGCTTAGAATCAAACTATTGCATGAGGCGTTGTTTACTACTTGGAGAAACAGACCCTTTACGTGTTGGTTGTTTTCTGCGAGTAAAGACTTAGCGGTAAGAAGATTAGAGGAGATAAGAGAGGATATGAAAACGCACCCTCAACTCTCCCAATATTTAGATAAAAAGAGGGGTAACAAACTTGAATTAAGACTAACAAATGGTGCATGGATTCGTGCTACATCTGTTGGTTCTGCTATTCGTGGGGAGCATCCGGCTTGTATAGCATTTGACGACGTTCTCGATGATATGGGTGATATGTCGTGGGATAACCTAACTCATTGGTTTCGTAAGAAGATTACACCAATGCTAAGTCCTGGTACTGCAATATACTGCGTAGGTACTCCTATGGCTATGACAGATTTGTATCATACTGAAATGTTAGATAACCCAACTTGGAAAAGTGGTACGTGGTCGGCAGTTAAAAACTGGGATGAGTATAAGGCAGACCCCGAAAATGTAAAGCCTGAAGAATTGTGGCCTGAGTTTAGACCTATAGACTTTTTATTAGAACAAAAGAATGCTATGGGTGAGTTGGCTTTTATACAAGAGTATCTCTGTAAAGTTGTAGATGACGAAGCATCGGTCTACCCCAGAGAGTTAATAAGAAGAAACTTAGACTTGGATAGAACATTTGAGGCCGAGAAGTTACACGATGAGTTATATTCTATTGGGTTTGACCCTGCACATGGATTAGGGCAAGATTATTCTGTTATGGTTGTACTAAGACAAGATAGCGAAGGGTTTGTGCATTTGGTAAATATTTGGCGCAGAAACGACTTTCCTCCTGACAAGCAAGCAGACGTAATGATAGAGTGGAACAAAAGGTACAAAATGCCGTCATTTGCAGTTGAGGCGGTAGGGTTTCAACAAATGTATGAAAGTCTATTGGCGCAGAAGGGTGCAGTTATAGATTACAAAGCAAGCAAGGTAAGTAACAAAACTTTGAAGCAAGGTTTACTAAACCGACTTAGAGTTTGGTTTGAAAGAGAGTTAATCATATTCCCATTTGGTGACGATGCCACAAGAAAGCAAGTTAATATTATACTAAATGAGTTAGAGACTCATGCTTGGAAATCTGGAGACATAGTAGATTTAGGTAGGCACAATGACTGTGTAATGGCTTTGGCTCATGCTATAGACCAATTTCAATATAGAGATAAAGGTATGCCGGCAATTTTTAGCACTTTGAATAGAGGTGAGTGGATGGGTGGTAGCAGAGGTATCCAACGTTCTGGTAGTGGTTTTAGTGGTAAAATAGTTAGAAGGGGTTGGTCTAATGAGTAAAGGACAAACACCACCTGAAGGTAGAAAGTCGGGGCCAAAGAAAAGAAACAAGTTAATTCACGATTTAATGGTAGAGGTTTTATCGAGTGATTTTTTAGATGAGTGGAGAACAAGTGGCGAGATAGCGAGTAAGGTAAATAACAAGATGAGTAAGCATTGGAGTCCTGTAACCACGAATGTTATATCTGGTAGAATGCGCGGAGACAAGTACATCGACTTATGCAATCTCTACGCTCGACAGATTTCCTCTGGGCAACCCGGCAATAGGTATTTAGTTTGGGTTTGGCGTAAAAGATTATAAACCCCTTTTCAAAAATTTATCAGCAACTGACTGAGGGGGTAGCCCTTATGGTGGGGGGCCATCTCAGGATTTTTGGCAACCCAGTTTTCTGTCAGTTCTGGGACATAGCAAATGCGGGCCAGATAGTGGTGTCTGCTGAGGACATCTGGTTCGGGGGTACCCATGCATAGGTATTGATACTTTCAAGCAGGGTCAGTCCGTATGGTACCAGATTCTGGATTTCTCTGGTCAGTCAAGACTACGGCAGGCGTTGAATTGCTCTCAGCATTTGGTTTAGAATCCTGTGCCGTGCGTCTCTGACCCGTAACTGGTGAATACTGTCCGTAAACGCTCTTCTGGGACTTGTAATCTCGTCAGTGATTTCTAACTTCTGAGGGTCATTGTCACAGATTCTGACAGTTACTGCCATGAATTGACGACTTCGGCGACTGTAGGCGACACAATGCCACGTTTCCACAGTAGATGGTGGAGACCAGTATCTGATAGATTTAGGCCCAGAGTCAGGGATTACGGACATTCCAGCACATTCCACGACCTCGACCTTGAATCCGTTTTCCAGCCTAAGCCCCAGGGGAGTCCAGATATCGCTCATCTCTGAACCCCCCTCTCGGCGATAAGGTTGCAAGCATCACAGACAACCACCCGTAGTGTCCGTAAATCGACGTTAGCGGACGTTTCCTCGCCACACACAGCACATTGATGGTCGAGGGTAGCCCACTTGAATCCTGGGATTTGGGAGGCTCCCTGCGATGGGACGAGGTGAAGCGTGGAGAAGTTGAATTTCCTCACAGCCCGAGCCCGCATCTGAGCCTCCTTCTCGGCCTTCGATTGTCTCCTTGCTTCGACCTTGACATTGGACACACGGGCCCGCTCGGCCTTCGATATTGGCCCGCCCTTTCGACCGGCGAGGGGGCATGAATCTCGATGCCTCTTGCGGACCCCATCGTTCATCCGTGTGGCACATCCACAGGGCTTGATTTTGCGTGGTCTTCCCATGCTCACACCGCCCCCGTGTTGATGTGCTTGCGGATAATCTTGGACTCCATGTTGAGATAGTCGGCATTCTTGCTCTTGCGGGCTACGTTGAGCAGGGTGCGGAGCATCCTTTCCTCGGCCACATTGAGCGCCATTGGGTCATAGTCGCCGGACTTCTCGCCGGTAGCCACGAAGCACCAGACGGGGATGGTCTCGCCGTTGAATACCGCTTGGGCTTCCGGTGCCAGTGGTGCCTCAACTCTCATGGCCGTGCCGTGAATCCATCGAGGCTTTCCGTCAATCTTGAATTGGTGCCTCCTCGACTTCTTCTGCTGGTGGGTGTAAACCACTTTCACCTGTGCGGTACCGTTGCCCCTCCTCACGAATTTGCCATCGGGCTTGATGGCCAGCATAGGCTTGAACGTGGCATTGATTCTTGACCCACCAGCACGGTGAATCTCAATCTCTGCCGGCCCGCCGCATACTTGGCAGGTATCGCGTCCCTCCTTCGCCCAGCCTTCAATCCCGGTCTTCTCGGATACGCACTTCGGTGGCTTGTTCCCATCCAGTAGGAATGCCTCGTTGTGGTTGCATCCAAACCTCGGTACGGTGGTGATGTGGCCCCTCTTCCTTCGGGACGTCATCTCGACCGCAATTTGGTCGGCTCTGCGGGCACCATGTCGCCCCGTATCATTGACGGTCTGTATCCAGTTGGATTGGCGAACCTTGGTTCTCGTTCCCTCCTCGATGATAACTCGGTGGTGGACTCCCGAACTCTTCTCGACCTCAATGTTGAGGACGTGTCCGGGCCTTTCTCCGAGTACTCCAAGTTGGCCCAACTTGACTACGGCAGCGATGGTCAATGGCTCAATCCCTACGCCAGCATTCTCGTCGTGGGCCTTGATGACCGGGACTTGACGAGGTACACCAGCCCAATGGATTATGCGGGCTCGTAGGTCTGCGTTCTTCTCTCCCCTCTGCGTAGCCTCGATGGGGCAACCATCTCGGCGGAGTTGGCGAATGAGGCGGGTTAGTTGAGTCCTGTTCATCGACTCAACCGCGATGGCGGATGCCTCGGTGAGCATGGTCACCGAATCGTGACCGTTGTTCAATCCAAGCGGGGCCATCTCGGCAACCGTTCTCACTTCTTCCATTCTCACAGAACCAGCTTTGGCAATCTGCATCAGTGCGGCTGATGCTCCGTCTGGTGATTCACCCACCAGGTCAGCGTCCAGGGGTATGAACCCCAGAACATTTTCTTTCTTGTCGGACATTTTTTTGCCTCCGTGAGATGTCTATGCGTGAGCGAATATAAATCTGGCTATTTCAGTTTGGCCAGGAATTTGGGTCATACTACCCGTAAACGGCCAGATTTCATTAGTAACGAATTTCTCAATTTTCGGTTTCTATTTGCATCATACGCATGAACACCATAAGTATATATTCTAAGGCTTATCAGCACGATACCAGCCGACATAGCCGACACGTTTATCTGGTCATCTGCGGGTAGTATGGGGGAATTTGCATTTCCCTGTTTTGATTCTTTAGGGCTTACCTAACTCTGATTTTGGAATCCAGTTTCTTCCTATTAATTTTCGACATTTTTTAGCGGACGAATTCAGTATGAGGCGCTAGCTGGCAATCTACGGGCAGTTTACTCAATAACCGAGTGATTGCGAAGCGGACAGTTGGGCCACAAGCCCGCAGTATAGCGTTTTTTATGGAGTAACAAATTACTGGCTAATGCCCGTTTTCTGGCGTTTTACTGGGTTTTTTGCAATATTATTAATTTACGCGGTAACAAATTTGTTACCCCATTTTGTTACTGACGCGGTGTAAGAAAAAAACTAAGTGTAAAATTTGCTCTTTAGTTTACTTTTTGCACCGATATTTTTAGGGCGACCTAAACTTGCTGATTTCAGCAGTAACAAATTACTGGTCAGTTTAATTGTGGTATTTGCCACTTTTTTACCACATAAAACCGATGTACTGCGGGCAAGTCCACCACAATTACCCCATATACCACAATTCATATTTGTTACCTTTCTATGGGTCAGTTCCGCATAGCATAGTATAGTCGGAAACGGGGGCCAGAAAGGTAACAAATTACTTCTATAGCCCCGCAGTACGTCGGTTTTGAAAGACCAAATTTGTTACCTTATTTGTTACCGATTAATTTGTTACCACATTTTTGCTGATTTTCAGTAATCCGGTAACGAATTTGTTACTGTGGCCGTAATCCGTGCGCTGAAAAGAGAGGCTGGTCTGCTGAACCCCTTCTGGCTGACCCTGGCTGAAAAAGAGTAACAAATTTCTGGCCTGGCTGACCGAAAAAAATCTTGGCACGATGTAGCGTTGGTAACTCGGTAACAAATTTACACCGGGTGTGGGAGAAGATACCGAGTAACAAATTTGAAATAGGGGTAGTTATTTTTCCCCATCAAAAATCAGTCCCACCGAACATCCCCATAGAGTTACGAAAAACACACCGAAAGCGTAGGGTAACAAATAACTGTGAGACTTGGCTCCGTTTAAATATGCTGACACGATTTCAGGGGGAAAGAAATCCTATTATCTATTACGCGCGTATAGCGTTTAATAGAGAGAAATCCCAGTAATGGCCAGTTTAGTTAAGTTTAAATACAGGCACTTATATCAGTATGTAGGAGCGGGGGAAAAGACCGACTCCTCTTCGCACATCGGTGGCGATGTGAAGGAGTACCGGGTACGACCGGGAAACGAGAAGTAACGACGATTGCAAAAGACCTGCACCGACCGACCCTACATCGTGGAAGATGGAGGACTGGAGAACCACAAGTGGATTCACACCGGCCCATCAAGAAGCGGTTTCGGCCTACCTGCCGAGAGGGAGTGTGGTTTCGGAGACCCCCGGTGCAGTACCAAAATGAGGTGATAAAATACCTGCTGATTTAAGCATACAGAACGGCTTCGTTGAAATGGCCTGGCACGGCAACGTCCCTTGGCACGGTCTCGGTAACGAGAGCGAGTCATTGATGACTACCACTCAGGCACTTGAGCGAGCGGGCCTTGATTGGCCTGTTCAGATGGGCGAAACCTTCATCAGGACTCATACTGGAGAAGAGTTGCTAATGCACAACACCTACGGGTCGTACCGTCGCATTGACTACCGAGACCCCGAGACTGGAGAATTGACCGGCGAGTCCGGTTACATCGCACTTTCGGCCAACGGTTACACGGCAACCGGCGCCTACCAGCCTATCCAGAACAATCAAATCTTCGGATTCATTGATGACCTGGTGCAAGAGCAAGACGGCATTGTCGAAACTTGCGGTGCGCTACACAACGGCAACGAGGTATGGGTTATGGCTAGACTACCCGGCCACATCAAGATTGGTGGCTCTGACAGAGACACTCTCGCTCCATACCTACTCATCACGACTCGGCACGACGGCGCTGGTGCAGTAAAGATTCTGCCCACGACTGTGCGTGTTGTCTGCTCTAACACCCTCGGCATGGCCCTACGTGGCGGTGTTCGTGGTAAGGGTGGCATTACCGTCCCACACCGTGGCGACGTTTCTGCCAGGATAGACCAAGCCCGTCGGGCTCTGGGTATCGTGAACGAGAGATTCGTTGAGTTCGGCGAGCAAGCCGACCTGCTGACAACGGTTAAGGTTACCAAGAAGCAAGGCGAGCAATTCTTCTTAGATGCGCTCGATGCCAAGCCGACAGAATCCTCTCTATTGAAGGGCGACCCCCAGATATCCTCCATCAAGCGCCGACAAGTCGATGACCTGATGGACAACTGGCTAACCGACCCAACAAACGGTGTGAACGGCATGAGAAAGACTCTGTGGGGTCTGATTAATGCCATGACTAACGTTACCGACCACAAGGAGACCAAGAGCCGGAGCCTAATTCCCGACTTCTCCTACGGTGACACCGCCTTAGATGCTCGCGAGGGCATCCAGGCTCGCAACGAAGAGGACAAAGACGGCAACATGGTACACCGCACGAACAAGGTAATGCGACAAGGCGACACTCGGCTTGACAAACTGGCATCAACGATGATGGGTGGTCTGGCTAAGAGGAAGACGCTAACATTCGCACTGGCCTTGGCACGTGGCAAGTCCGGAACCTACGACCCGAAGCCTACTCTGGCTGACGCTCAAGAGTTCCTGACCGACGCCCAGACCGTTTGAACTGATAGTCGTTCTGCTTAGGGGCATGATGGGGTGTCCTCGCTCCCACGACGAAGAAAGGGAGCAACCCTCATTTTTCCAGACACCGACCACACGGATAACTGCCCAGACCGGGCGACCTAAAGCCGAGAGTGAGTCTCGGTCTCATATGCGTGGCGAAAGCCTACGGACGAGAAGTCGGCGCACGGCGGACGAAGACCTTCAGATTACCGAGGGTTAGTAGAGGCCAAATTAAATAGTGTGGAGCAAACAAGCATCTGAGAAGAAGCGTGGTTGGACTGGAGAAACGGGTGTGCGATTGGGGTCGGGCGCGTACACGCTCGGCCCCTCTCAATCACCAGCAATCGTCGTTAATTTTTTTCGTCAGTCAGTAATTTGTTACCGTATTCTAGCCACAGTTTCAGCGTCAGTTCAGCCAGATTTTTTTCAGCCAATCCAGATAGCAGTAACAAATATGTTACCGTAGCCCGGCCCCCTTCAGCTGGCAGTAACAAATAACTGAGCAAAAATCCTCTTCAGTTTGACAGGGCCGAGAGAGTCAGAATTCAGGAGAAGAGAAGGCGGGCCGAAAATCCTATCAAAAATCAGTAATGGCCAGTTTAGGTATCTTTAAATACTTGAACTACTATGGCTTGTTATGACAAGAAAAATACGTTCCAAACCCCAAGCCAAGGCGGTTTCATTGAGACACGCCGAGGCCGAGTACCTGTACTCATTTATTCGCAATTCGGACATTCCGTATGCGCGTAACATTAAGAAGAAACTTGCCAACGCATTCAGTTCTATCAGATGGAAGGAGGAGAGAGATGATGCACTCTGAGCCGTGTTACTGTTCGGTATGCTTCCCCATTCCAAAGTGGGTCGAGGTGAGGAATAAATGACAGACTACGAAGGACATTCCATTTGCGTTGAATGTGGTAGCGATGAGATACCACTAAGCACTACTGATGGTGGTGAGACTGGCTTGACCGACTCCTTCTTCTCTTGTTCCGTATGCGATTTCTCATGGTATGTAGCCGTGAGGACTGGCGAGCATGAAGACGGGGCCAGCACGACTGTTGAGTATGCCGGGTTCATGGATGAGGATGGAAACATAAGGGGGGAGAAAGAATGAACCGATTTAAGATAACTCCGTCACGACCGGGATGGAAGCCGACAATATGGGCGCCGACATTCAAGATTTACTACAACCAAGGTGATGCAAATGAATAAGTGCGCTAATCTATTCTGTAAGACCGAAGAGACCGAGATTACCCCCGGTGGGGTTCTATGTGTGGGGTGCAGACAATGAAGTTGATGACCGTCAAACTGCTCAAGCGGTTCGCATCCAAGGGCTACCCCGGCTCCGAGAATACAACTGTACTGGCACACTACTTCACCCCCTTTGGTAATTGGGACTGGTACGCTTTAGAATATGACCCTGAGACAAAGATATTCTTTGGGTACGTGAAGGGTCTCTATCCTGAGTATGGCTCCTTTTCCTTGGACGAACTGGAGAAAGCCAACGAGGGTAGGCAACTCAAACTAATCGAGAGAGATAGATACTGGGTGGAGAAAGACATTGAGGAGATAGCATGACCGCAGATGAGACTGACAAAGAACGAATCCGTAAACAGATAGAATCCATACTGGAGAAAACCAGAGAAATGACGGATGGACTGACCAGAAGAATAGAGGATTTAGAGACCGAAAGAGAAGAGATGATAAACGCTCGCGCATATTATACACGTAAGGCAAGTGTACTGAGAACCCTACTGTTTCACGATATAACGGATGTGCATGAAGAGTGGTGGCATGAGATACCATGTAAGATAAGGAGACTGGAACAAAAGTTGTATAAAGACGGAGGTAAGATTCGATGAAACTGAAAGATGAGTTTAAGTGCAGAAAGTGTGGTTTGTTCTGTAAAAACAAACTGGACAGACTCACCCACGAAGCATTCTGTGTGGGGGTGGACGAGTAATGTTCCGAGAGCCTGAGATAGGAGATTGTTTTGTAGCCAGTTTCAATTTGCTGATGCACGGCGAATCATACATCGACTTCAGAGAAGAAAGAAAGCCCGGCTCAAAATGGGATTCCCTACGCGAGATATTAGAAGTGTTTCCACACCACTACTTGGCGCATGGAGTAGTCTGGAACGGTCACAAGATGGGCTGGATGACTCACGCATGGGTGGAGGTGTACGAAGAGTTAGGCCCAAAGAGCCTGAATGCAAGCGCACTGGTCATAGATTTATCCAGCAAGAGATTCCTTGTGATGGAGCGAGGGAATTACTACGCCTTGGCTAAGATGGATTTCCCACCGGTAACGTACACGCAAGAAAAGGCACTGGCGCAAGTCATGGATGACCCGACCTATGGGCCTTGGGAAGTGGAACGAACTGAATTAGACAAGGAGCATGAGGCTGAAATGGCCAGAAAGGGTAAGATTAAATACGATGAAAATGGAGATGTGGAATACATACCAGGAGGCTAAGACATGAAAAAGACAATCCGTAGATGGTCGCCACACTTTGAAGAGTGGCAGTACACGACGTTCAACAATCTGAGAGAATATTGCGAGTGGTTGCTCTTTGAACTGAATAATCACACACAATTTGATGAGCGTTATGAGGAGGTGAACTGATGAATTTAGATGACCTTCCAGAAGACTACAGAGAGTTCATTATAGACGCACTCAACTTATCCGATGAAGACCTGACCAAACTGGTCTCTTGCGACCAATGTGGTAAAAATCTTGCCGACCCAAACTCTCCTCCGCCTCTGGAGACTGTGATGCTTTCGATATGCGAACAGACTAACCAGATGGTCGAGAAAGAGATGATGGTGTGCGAGGACTGTTACAATGGTTAGATGCGATTGGGGTCACGACGCAGACGAACTGAGAAAGTTTTCTGTCAGCCCCAATAGTAAGTTAGGCTTGTTCATCTGTAAAGATTGCTGGGGCAAAGAGATAGACTACTTGGTTTCGCAAAACCGAAAACTACCAGATAGAGATATGCATTATCACTTACCTATGTGGGCTCTGGCAGAAAAGTTTGTGCCAGGCTTGCATGGAGAAACCTCACTCTGGGAACAAGTGATGCAAGACGATTGACAGTAATGGCCAGTTAAATAAAGATTAAATACTTTGACATAAGAGGGGAATACATGAAAACATACGAATTGAGAATAGTAATGGTCGCTATTGATAAGTGGGACTTCGTGAATGCCATGCTGGCGATGAAGGACAAAGAATTCATTGACCACATAACGGAAATTGAAGAGGAAGAGTGAATATGGTTAGACAATTATGCTTTAGAGAAGACGCGAGAAAATGCACTTGCGTACACCACCAAAAGAGTTTCACCAAAACTCAACTGATGAATCTACCGACAAGGGCCGAAATACCCGATGCTGAGATGAATGATTGGGGCTACCCACACAACGCGAAGTGGATGTACCGAGGTGTCATCGGTGGTTTCGCGAGATACTCGATTATACTACACCGAAGAGAGTGTGAGATAGGAGTGATTGAAATTGACGATTAGAATAGAGTGCGACGAGACTGGTAGACCCGTCAAGGTTTTCCAGTATGGAAACGAAGTCAAAGATTGGGGTGTCGATAGCACGTATGATGCTGAGCATTCAAATGAATGGGTAAAGATAGGCATCAATAGATTGGGTAGTTATTTAGCCGACCGACTCTTTGCAGAAGCAAAGAAACTGAAAGGAAAATTGGTTAATGCCAATAGAAAAGACCACCCACATCTCTCTTTTTTGGTAGGTAAGACTGAGGGCTTAGAGATTGCTACCGATATTCTACAAGAGGCTTTGGGTGAAAAGGACAAAATTCCACGTGCTTATTGGGGCTTTGAGAAGGACAATAATTAGGTTTAAATACAGTAGGGGGTACGGGTGAATATGGCTTTGGAAGAAGATTATGATGATGTGTTTGCGAGGAGATTGAACGAGATTAGAGAGAAATACCGAGAGCGAGGGCATCACCAAATAAAGTACGGTTGTACTGTGTATTCCGACTTCACGATTTCTAAGAGAGAAAGATTTGGTCTTTTCGATACTGAAGACGAGTTCTGGGAATGCTGGGATGAGTTGTTAGAAGTGAGTGGAGAAGACAACATTCTCAAAATGTCGAGTTCCCGAAATATACGAGCCATATCGTTAGACCTTGGTTTCGTGAGCGTAGAAGAATATCGAGCCTGGCGAGCCGTAGAGAAGGCCCGACAAGAGGAGGAGTGACCTTTGCGGAATGGTTGGATACACGGCGTGAGTGGAAAGCGCATACGTGTGAGGTTCTCCCATCCTGAAAAGAGAGAGAAGAACACCGGTATCAAATGCCCCAACTGGCGCAACTGTGGCGAGACTTCTTTGAGTGTTTCGTGGATGGTTCGATTCCAAGCACCCGATACGCTGAGTTGCTTTCAATGTGATACCGAGATAGGAGAGTGGGTGCCAGATGCGAGATAGCACAAAGTTGTTCGCGAAGATTACGCTTCTGTGCGTACTTTCCTTAGCGTTTATGGGGCTGATGTTCGCATGATAATAGATGATGAGCCATTCGACTATCACCACTTTACTGCTACTGGCCTAAGAGTTGGGTCAGCATTACTTGCTTTCATTGTGTTCGTAGGTGTTATAAGCAACGTGTGAGGTGGACGACTATGCCAAGAGGTGGGAATGTGCTGTTGAATCACAACCTTTACACACTGGTTCAAAAGCAACACGAAGAAGGACTGTGGTTAGACGGCTTCACTTTGGATGAAGCAATCTTTCGTATGAAAAATGACTACGAGCGAAGATACAATCGGACTTACACAAGAAAGAGAATTCCTACAAAGCGACAACTTTCCTCTGTACTGAGTGCCAGCCCTTACTTCAAGAAAATAGGTGTTACAAGAACCAAAAGTGTTTCATCTGGTTACTCTTCTTCATACGAAGTAAATATTTGGCAAATCAAACCGATGGATGAGATTATGATACCGATAGAGGCTGGTAAGCAAACCGTAACGCAACCGAGATACTATCCAAAATTCTTAAAGCAAGAGATAGAGAGGCGTAAAAATGACGAGCAAGTACGAAGAGAGAGTGATTGAGAAGATAAGAAACCGAGCCGAGATTGGTCTCAAAAAGTATGGGACTACGATGGCCCGAAAAGATTTAAGTATCTTAGAGTGGCTACAGCATTTGCAAGAGGAATTGCTTGACGGCGCGGTTTACATCGAGCGTCTACAAGACGATAATGGCCAGTTAGGCAACCTTGATAAAGAAGAAGAGTGAGTTGAAATTATGAATATTTTTGTGCTTGACCAAGACCCACACATCGCCGCTTCGTATGTCGATGATGTTCGACTACCAAAGATGGCTGTAGAGTCTGCCCAGATGTTGGCTTCGGCTTGCGTAGTCAATGGTGCGACTCCCGACATGATGCCCCTCACCCAAAAAGGTACGCCGTACCGAGGCGGGTACCCCAATCACCCATGCACAATCTGGGCCACAAGAAATCGTGCTAACTTCATGTGGTTATACAAGCACGGCCTTGGGCTGTGCGAAGAGTACACGCGCCGATTCGTTGGAAAGAGACACTCATGCCACAACCCTATCATACAAATGGGTAAGATGGCCCACCTACTACCCGAAGGAGAACTGACTCCTTTCGCCCAAGCCATGCCCGATGAGTACAAGCACGAAGACCCTGTGGTTGCGTACCGAGCATACTACAGGGGAGAGAAACCGAATTCCAAGGGCGGTGTACGATACCGTCTTACCTCTTGGCCCGATTGGTGGCACGAAGAGAGAGAAGAGGAGCCACGCGATGATGAGAAGACCGCGTACCTCAAAACATTGGGGCTGATATGATGTCAGCAAGTAAGAGTCACATGGTAGGGAGTTGCAATCGTCATGCTTCCAGATCCGACAAAGGAGTAAGGGGTTTTTGTTCGTTCTTCCCCGTTTTCGCCTCCCTCCCTACCTGTGGCACCGAGGTGTTCTAATGGAGATTCTCAACCCCGATGATGACGATATAGAAATAATCAGCCTATGGAAACAAGAGGCGACAACTAAGTATGCCGAAAACTATAGAATCCGAGTCAAGATAAAAGGTAAGTATTACGTTGGGCATTTGGAGATGAGCGAATGAACGTAAGAGAACCGACATTAGAGGTGGACTTCGCATCTTTCAAAGAAGGTGTGTATGATGCCATCGCTGGTCACATTAGAGACCAACCAGGCGGTCATTACTACAAGCGGGGTTATGACTTTGGTATGACCATTTACTCAGAATTATTGGAGGAAGAGGAGTGAAAACTTTGTGCGTAGACTGTCGAGAGAGACCTGCTTTGGTCGGTCAGACTATCTGCGAATGGTGCAAAGACTTAGAAGATATGGCTTGGAGGGTCTACAATGAGAGAAGAGGGTAAACTAAGGAGACACGCCAAGACTCGCTTCTTCGTGGGTTGCATCCTAAGAGAAGCACAAGAGCCACTCACCAGCGCAGAGATAGCAGATAGGCTTGCTAAGTACAGGCAAACGAGGAGATACCTCAACAATGCAGGGAGCATCTCTAATTTGATTCTTGGGGCGCATGGCATAGAGAGAAACGACAAATACCCCACTACTTACAAACTCAAGAACTGGGAATCCTTTCGCACATGGATAGGTCTGGATAAGAAAAAGTGGCGTAACATAGAGAAACTGGATATTCATTACCCCAATCAAATCGGCAACAAAGAGAAGCCGAAGTACCGAGGAGGCGCACAATGAACCCACATTTGTACTGGGCATTGATGCATAGAAAGAAATATAAACACACATTAGTTGGCGATGACATGAGGAGAAAGGAGGGCAACCACATGGTAGATTTACCACAACCTGAGATGGAGCAAGAAGAGTGCGAATGCGAATGGGAGCATTTTCATACGATGTGCGACCTACATGGGAGAGATACCGATGTCGATGTTGATGGTACTAACGTTCATGTTACCTTGACTGTGCGGTGCAGACATTGTGAGAGAGAGATTGAAACTGATTGTTCATGGGAGATTGATGGTTGATGGGTACTGGTACTGATGGTAGAACGAGTTACGACTTCTTTTTCGGAGTCTTCTACAAGCAAGAGCATTTGCTCGACAGGAGAGACCATGTTCGCATAGGCCACGAAAAGGTAGACGAGGATATGCTACTAATGAGAGCCAAGAGTCTCCCCGATTCTGACAAAGATAGAATACGAGAATTGATTGAGTCTGACTCCGGTTGGATTTACATCAATGACGGTCACGGCTTGATTGTCAAAGTAGAGAATGGTAGGCCACAAGGTTTCGTGAAAGATAGATTCGCCACCATGAAAAAGGCAACGGTGAAGTCCCATGAAGAGGAGTGAGTTTCCATCGGACATGGAACTGATTTCCAAATGGTTAGATAATGCTGGCGATAACCATCCTGAGAACGACGCTAAGGCTACTCGGAATATCGAGATAAACGCAAGCGAAATCGAGCCAGTGTATTGCGATGCCTTTAGAAAAGTAAGGAGATTCACACCCTCACAGACAAGAGGGAGTACGGCAAGAAGGATGAAACCTGTGGTAATCCTAAGAATAGGAAAGTATGATTTCGCCATACTAAATCTATCTGTATTCCACAAATTTGTAAACGAGATTCTATTTCCTGAGAGATTATCTTTTGAGGACTTCAAGGGTATCATCCAAACGTTTGTGCCGCTGACTTTTCTTAGAGACATACTGAAAAACAATGATAACACACTTATGTTCGGTGCCAAGGAGAATGAGAAGGGAAACTTGGTCATACATGATGTGCGAAAAGAGAGTAGTACTGTGACCTACATGGGCTACGAACCCTTGGTAGCATACGTGCAAGAGAGAGTGCCAGGAGAGTCGTTAGTTGGGGCAAAATACAAGTCTTCCAATAGACCCTCATGGCATAGAAGAGTAGTCATGTCTTGGGATAACTGCGAGTTAGAACTGACTCAACAAGCAAAGACATTTACTATGTGCGCTCGATACCATGCTGGCGAGAATATCATAATGCAACCTTGCAATCCGGTATCCTTTACTGGGTCATGGGATAGCGTAGAGGCCGACAAAATCATAGAGAAAGTCGATGAGTGCATTGACTCTTTGGTTGAACTGAACCAACGATTTGTAGACAGCGAAGACTACCTCACCCCACACGTACTGAGAACGTTTACTAACACAAGACACGTAGGATACCCCTCCAATCTGACATTCAAACAAAGGAATAGTCTGGAGAGAGAAAGATATTCTCTATTCCTTCAATCCTTTGCATGAGGCCCAAGAAAAAATAAATGGTTCGCAATATCACGGTTTTGTTAATTCTTTCAATTGTTCAAAGAGATTTTATTGGAACCTAAACAAAAAATACCTTTGAAGAAATAAAACAAAATAGGGATAGGCTCGGAGTATCACGGTTTTTTAATTTTGTAGGAAAAGTCAAGGAATCAAATTAATAAGCATTAGAGAAGGCGATGTGATATGGCGCGGGCGCAAGGGGCAAGAATAGAGAGGGTAGACGAAACAGATTTCGTCTGGACACATGATGCGTGGTTGAAAAAAGAAGATAGCGACGTTATCGTATTCGTGCAACACGAAGAAGGTTGGGCTGGTTTCGCAAGTATGATGGGATTCTTGGGGGAGGAACCAAAGTTGGTCGCAAGGATTTACTCTAAGTTGCAGACTGTACCTGCGTTCAATAGCATACCGAACCCTCTATTTCCTGAGTGGCATTTGTACGAAATGAGAGATAGCGATAACGTGAGAGTTTTCGTACTGAGAGTAAACTATGTGCATCCCACTTCGATAAATGATGGCGAAGGCCATGACGATGCCTTTAACTGGCTCTATATGTACCCCATGTATTCGTCAATCATCAAGGTTCTCTTAGACCTCGGTGTGAAGAGGAGTTGGATGATTGCACAAGACGTTCTACCTACAGTAGAAAACGTGGGTGTTCTAAGAACGTATGATTTTGTCATGCAAGACCACTACAAAGAAGAGGATTGGCCTGAAGATATTACTGTAACTCCCGGTGCATGGATATGGGCTTCCCTATTCGCTTCATTCAATAACTTCAACCCTCTTTGTCAATCAAATATGGTAATCCTACCACACCCTACCCA